TGAGGCGTGGCTGATGCCGGGTCCGTTGGACCGCCCCGAGACCGCCGACCTACGGTTATTGGTGGGCCTTCGGGTGGTGGTGGCCGGGCCTGCGCACAGCGGCGCCGACGTGACCGCCTGGTGCACCGCGGCCGAACGTGCCGGCGCCCTGGTGGTGCTGGGCTACGCCACCGACCGGTCAACGCTGCGCGACACCCTGCCGCTGTACGCCGGTGGCGACATCAACGAGCTGACCCGCCGCATCGCGGCACTGGAGCCCGCGCATGGCTGAGCTACTGCCCGACGACTTCGACTTTGCCGCTTACGCGAGGGACACCGAGGCCCGCGTGAAGGTGCGGCCGGCGAGCAGCTTTGCCGACCTGCTGGCGGCCAAGTTCCTGCCGAAGGAGCCCGGCGCGCGGCAGCCGAAGATGATCTCCACGAAGCTGGGCCAGCGCTTGGAGTTCCGGCCCGGCGAGGTCACGGCATGGGCTGGCTACAACGGCCACCGCAAGTCGATGTTCACCGGCCAGGTCGCGCTCGACCTGTGCTTCCAGCGCGAGCGCGTGCTGATCTGCAGCTTCGAGATGAGCCCGGCCGACACACTGGCGCGCATGGCCCGGCAGTGTTTCGCGGTCGAGAAGCCGGCCCTGGTGACGCTTGAGCGGTTCAACGCCTGGACCGACGGCCGGCTCTGGATGTTCGACCACATGGGCCGCATCAAGCCGGCGCAGTTGCTGGCTGTGCTGCGCTACTTCGCCGAGGAGCTGAAGGGCACGCAGGTCGTCGTCGACAGCATGATGATGGTCTGCGCCAGCGAGGAACACCTCGACGAGCAGAAGCAGTTCGTTACCGACCTTGTGCGCAGCGCGCAGGAGTTTGGGCTGCACATCCACCTCGTGACGCACTGCCGCAAGCCGCAGAGCGGCGACGAGTCAAAGCCGCCGACGAAGTACGAGCTGCGCGGGTCGGCGGCGATCTCGGACCAGTGCCACAACGTCGTCACCGTTTGGGCGAACAAGCCGAAGCAGCAGGAGATGAGCCAGGCGAACATGGCGAAGTCGGGCGAGGCTGACGCCCTGGTGACGGTCGAGAAGCAGCGCAACGGGCAGTGGGAAGGCCGCATTCGGCTGTGGTTTGACGAGCCCTCGTTGCGCTTCGTGAACGAAGCCGGCCCGGCCGAGCCCTACGTGCTGGGGGCCGAATGACCGACCACGAAGCCATGGTCGACATGCGTCGCGAGGCCCTGGACACGGGCGGGATCGACGTGTCGCAGGCCTACCAGCAGGCGCTGCGCCTGCGCGCGCTGGAGGCCTCGGGCATGCGCCTGACCGGCGGCCAGCGCCATGTGCTCGACGCCTGCGAGCGCCGCGTGCGCTTCGCCGAGACGTTCGCAACCCCGAAGGACATGCCCCGATGATCGAGTTCACCGTGACGGGAAACCCTGCCCCGCAGGGCTCGAAGAAGTTCGTCGGCACGACCAAGACCGGCCGCGGCCTCATGGTCGAGTCGTCGAAGAAGGTCAAGCCATGGCGCATGGACGTGAAGGCTGCGGCCGAAGCGGTGCGCCAGCAGTTCGCCGGCATGGCCCCGCTCGACGGCCCGCTCGTGGTGAGCATGGTCTTCACGCTGCCGAAGCCTGCCAGCGCCCCGAAGCGCCGGCAGACCTGGCCGGACAAGAAGCCGGACCTGTCGAAGCTGGCGCGCAGCACCGAGGACGCGATCAGCGACGCCGGCCTGTGGGCTGACGATGCCCGCGTCGTTGAGTACGCGCGGCTGGCGAAGGTGTTCCCCGGCGAAGACCCTGACGCGCTGCCGGTGCCTGGGGTGCGCGTGCGTGTGTGGAAGCGCGAGGTCGCGGCCATCCTGCTGGGGCTGGCCGCGTGACCATCGTCGCCGTGCCCGTAGGCCGAGGCCGCTGGGCCGAGATGCGCCTAAGCTACCGCGGCCCGCAGTCGGCGCCGTTCCTGGCTCGCGTGGGGGAGGTGTTCACGGTGGCCGGGGTTACTTGGCGCATCAAGCGCGTGGAGGCCTGACTATGGCAACAGAGCTGACGATGGCGCTGGCAAGGGCGCTGGGTCTACCGAAGTACACGCAGCGCGCCGTGCTGACGCTCGACGCATCAGAGCCGCCGCGCCTAGAGCTGACTGTGCTGCCCGTTGACGAGCAAGGTCGCTTGATCGTGGAAGCCGGCCCCGTCGAAGGCGCGGCCGACCGGCTGGCGCAGGTTCAGTTCATGCTGCGCCTGGAGCCGTTTGCCGACAACACGAGCAGCCGCGGCGACGCCGATGGCCCGGCCTGATGCCCCTCGTCCTCCTACTCGACGGCCGCGAGGTCGACAGCACCTCGGAGCACTGGCGGCACGAGTGTGAGGCCCGCGCGATCGCCGCCCTGCCGACGCTGAACGAGCGCCGCACCCACCTTGAAGCCGTCGAGCAGCGCCGCGGCAAGGACGCAGCCGACCGGCTGCGCGTGACGATGAAGCTTCTCTGGGACGCGAAGACCCGATCAACCCCCACCGGATGACCCCCCCAGCCGACCAGATGCTGCTGTTCACCGACCTGCCGATCCCGACGGCGCCGCCCGCTTCACCACGCCCGAAGCCGGCCAGGCCCTGGCGGTTGGCCGTGCAGGCGCTCGCCTGCCTGCTGCAGCTGCCGATCCGCGCGCCGCTGCGGGAGCTGGACCGCGACGACCTGGCCGAGCCGGCGCCGGTGCACCGCATCGTGTCGGCTGCCGACGCGCCGCCGGTTCAGACCGTGGCCGTGTCGAGCATCTTCGGCCTAGCCGCCACGGTGCAATCGCTCAAGCGCGGCCGGTTCGGCACGGCCGAGCAGTTCGAGCCCGCTCCGTACCGTGTCGAGCGCAGCTACGCCGACGGCACGCTCCGGGTGATCCGGCAGCGGCCGGAGGAAACGGCAGAGTGGCAGGAACGCGAGCGGGTCAGGCGGGCGAAGCAGAGGCCGCCGAAGCCGACGGCGAAGGTCCGCACGCGCGGGAAGAAGGTGCGCCAGTTCGATGGAGAGAGTTTCGATGACTAGGGGAACACATGGGTAAGGGAAAGACCGCCGCGCCGTCGGCATTCCGCAGCCGCATCGTCGGCGAGGGCGAGGAAGCGCCGGATCAGCTGCTGGCCAACCCGCTGAACTGGCGCGTGCATCCGAAGGAGCAGGTCGACGCGCTGGAGGGCTTGCTGAAGCAGGTCGGGTGGGTGCAACGGGTGATCGTCAACCGGCGCACCGGGCACGTGGTCGACGGGCATGCGCGGGTGGCCCTGGCGCTGCGCCGCAGCGAGCCGACGCTGCCGGTGCTGTACGTCGACCTGTCGGAGGACGAGGAGCGGCTGGTGCTGGCGGCGATCGACCCGATCGGGGGCATGGCCGGCACCGACCAAGCCCTGCTCGACGAAGTGCTCGAAGGCCTGGAGGCGGACGAGCCGGGGTTGCAGGCGCTGCTGGCGTCATTGAAAAACGACGCCCCGAACTTCGAGCCAGGCACCGAAGAGGATCAAAGCCGGCTTGATGAGAAGGCCAAAGTCGCCTGCCCGGAATGCGGCCATGAGTTCTAGGCCCGAGCTTCGCATTGATTGGGCAACGGCCGAAGCAGCCCGCTATGCGTGCACACACTGGCATTACAGCAAGAGTATCCCGGTCGGAAAGACTGTGCGCTTTGGCATTTGGGAAGGCGACGAATACAAGGGGTGCATTTTGTATTCATGGGGGGCGAACAACAACCTAGCTGCGCCATATGGGCTGGCTATGACTGAAGCCTGCGAGCTTGTGAGAGTTGCGCTCACATCGCACCAGTGGCCGGTGTCAAGAATGCTGGCAGTCACCTTCCGAATGCTGAAGCAGCAAAGTCCTGGCCTGCGCCTAATCGTGTCCTTCGCCGATCCTGTCGCAGACCATCACGGCGGCATTTATCAGGCAGGCGGCTGGCTGTATTCAGGCACAAGCTCTCCAAGCTATGAGCTTCGTCTAAATGGCTTGAGGCTGCAAAAGCGAGCTTATACAGGCGCAAATTACGGCAAGCCCAAAAGCGCCATTCCAGCCGGCGCTTTGAAGGTCGCCACCCCCGGAAAACATCGTTACCTGATGCCCCTAGACCCCGCCATGCGTGCGAAAATCGCGCCACTGGCGAAGCCGTATCCAAAGCGCGCGAAAGGGCAGGACGCCGGGCACCCCCCGGCGCTGGGCGGTTCAACTCCGACCCGCGCGCTCCAATCCCCTGCAGGCGGTTGACCATGCCGCTGAAAACCACCAACGCCGCCCGCGCCGCCCGGGGCCTGGAGCACCAGCGGCAGGCGCTCGAGCTGCGCCGCGCCGGCCTGGGCTACGAGGCCATCGGCGCGCAGCTGGGCCTGAAGAAGTCGCAGGCGCACCGGCTTGTGCAGGCGGGCCTGGCCGAGTGCCGCGCGCAGGTCACGGCCAACGCCGACGAGTTGCGGTCGGAGGAGCTGTCGCGCCTGGACGGCATGCTGCAGGGCCTGTGGCCGCGGGCGCGCAAGGGCGAGGCGGCCGCGGTCGACCGGGTGCTGAAGATCGGCGAGCGCCGGGCGAAGCTGCTCGGCCTGGACGCGCCGGAGAAGCGCGAGCTGTTCGGCAAGGGCGGCACGCCGCTGGTGCCCGGCGCGCTCGATCCGTCGGGCCTTTCGACGCAGACCCTGCAGGAACTGCTCGCCGCCCGCGATGCTGCAGCTCGCCGAGGCTGACTGGCTGGCGATCGAACGCGAGGCCTGCAAGCGCAGCCTCGTCACGTTCATCCGCCGCGCCTGGTCCGTGCTCGAGCCGGGCCAGCCCTACGTGCACGGCTGGCACATCGACGCGATGGCCGAGCATCTGGAGGCGGTGACGGCCGGCCAGATCACGCGGCTGCTGATCAACATCCCGCCCGGCACGATGAAGTCGCTGATGACCGGCGTGCTGTGGCCGGCCTGGGAGTGGGGGCCGCGGGGCCTGGCGCACCAGCGCTTCATAGGCGCCAGCCACGAGGCCACGCTCGCCACGCGCGACAACCTGCGCATGCGCCGGCTGATCCAGTCGGAGTGGTTTCAGGGGCTGTGGCCGCTGGCCTTCACGGGTGATCAGAACGAGAAGACCTACTTCGAGAACGAGCGCACCGGCTGGCGGCAGTCGTGCGCCGTCAAGTCAATGACCGGCCGGCGCGGCGACCGCGTGGCCTGGGATGACCCGCACAGCGTGGAGGACGCGCACAGCAAGGCGGCACTGGCCGAGGCCGAGCGGGTGTTTTCCGAGACGCTACCGACCCGGCTGAACAACCCCGACCGCAGCGCCATCGTCATCACGATGCAGCGCCTGCATGAGGCCGACATCAGCGGCCTGATCCTGGCGCGCGATCTCGGCTATGAGCACTTGTGCCTGCCGATGGAATGGGAAGCGCCGCGCAAGGCCACTAGCATCGGCTTCGTCGACCCGCGCACGGAGGTGGGTGAGCTGCTGTTTCCGGCCCGGTTTCCGCGCGCCGTGGTCGACCGCGACAAGAAGGTGATGGGCGCCTACGCCGTGGCCGGGCAGCTGCAGCAGCGGCCGGCGCCGCCCGGGGGTGAGGAGTTCCAGCCCGACATGATCGGCGTGATTGACGCCCTGCCCGCCGGGCGCATCCGCTGGTGCCGCGGCTGGGACTTGGGCGCGACGGAAGGCGCCGGCAGCTACACGGCCGGCGTGAAGGTTGGGCTACTAGAGGACGGCCGCGTCGTGTTCGCCGACGCGCGCCGCGAACAGTTCGCCGTGCACAAGCGGGATGCCTTCATCAAGGCCACCGCGCAGCAGGACGGAAAGGGCATCCTGCAGAGCCTGCCGCAAGACCCCGGGCAGGCCGGCAAGACCCAGGTCGCCGGGTTCGCGGCGCTGCTGCTCGGCCACGAGTGTCACTTCAGCACGGAAAGCGGGGAGAAGACCGTGCGGGCTCGGCCGCTGGCCAGCCAAGTGAACGCCGGCAACGCGGTGATGCTGCGCGGCGCGTGGAACCGGGACTTCACAGACGAGCTGCGCACGTTTCCGAATGGCCTGTACTCCGACCAGGTGGATGCGGCCTCGCGCGGGTTTGCGGTGCTGCTTGAGCCCGAGGCGCGGTCGATGGTGTTCTAGGCGCCTCGTTCCTAGCATCGGCCCCCTATGCCCGAGCTAACCATCAACGCCGACGACCTGCGCGCGCTCGTGCGGTCGCGCGAATCGCTGCTGTACGGCTCGCTCGACGAGAAGCGCCCGCGGGCCTGGGCGCAGTTCGGGTATCCCGAGACGCTGACGCCCGAGCGCCTGCTCGCCGCCTACCTGCGCGGCGGCCCGGCCTTCCGCGCCGTGCACCACGTGCTCGACCGCTGCTGGCAGGAATGGCCCCGGGTCAAGCTGAAGGCCAGCGACGCCGAGACGCCCTGGGAGACCCGGCTGCAGGGCATCATCGAAAAGGTCAGCGCGTGGCCGAAGCTGCAGGATTGGGACCGGCGCAACATGGTCGGCCGCTACGCCGGCCTCATCCTGCGCGTGGCCGACGGGAAGCAGCTGCGCGAGCCGCTGATGAGGGCGTCGCGGCTGGTCGACTTGGTGCCGGTGTATGAGCACCAGCTGAAGGTGGTGGGCTGGGACAGCGACAGCGCCAGCGACACGTTCGGCCAGCCGACCATGTGGCAGTACCGCATGCGCACCAGCGACCGCCAGGACACGCAGGGCAAGCCCGAGCAGTGGGTCGACGTGCACCCGAGCCGCGTCCTGATCCTGGCCGAGGGCGCCGTCGGGGATGACTTCTTCGACGGCATCCCGCTGCTGCAGCCCGGGTTCAATGCCCTGGTCGACCTAGAGAAGGTCAGCGGCGGATCGGCCGAGAGCTACCTGAAGAACAGCGCCGGCCGCATGTCGTTCATCTTCGACAAGGATGCCGACCCGACGAAGCTGGTCGCGCCCAAAACCCCGGGCGCAGCCGTGACTCCCGACGACGTGCGCGAGGCGATGAACGACCGCGTGCACGGCCTGCACGAGAACGTCGACCGGGCCATCGTTGGCCAGGGCGTCAAGGCCGAGATTCTGCAGACGCAGATGCACGACCCGCGCGGCGCCTGGGAGATCGCGGCGAACACCTTCGCGGCGGCCGTCGGCATCCCGTTCACCATCCTGTTCGGTCAGCAGACCGGCCGACTGGCCAGCGACGAAGACAAGAAGGCCGACAACGCCCGGTGCAAGTCGCGCCAGCGCAACCTGCTCACCGGCGCCGTGACCGCGGTGATCCGCCGGCTGCAGGCGTGCGGCATCGTCGAGGCGTCGGACTTCGAGGTCGAGTGGGCGCCGCTGGATGCGATGGGCGAGAAAGACAAAGCCGCGTTGCTGGTGCAGTACACGCAAGCGAACAAGGCTTACGCCGAGACGACAGGTACTCCGCTCTTTGACGGAAACGAGTTGCGAGGCGTCGTGGACTTTGAGCCCAATCCAGAGCTTGACGACATGCCGGGCGAGGGTGATCCCGCCGACGACGAGGGCGACCCGGGCGCGCTGCCGCCGCAGCCGTGAGCCGCATCCGCCCGCGCTCGCCCATCATCCCGGGCGACACGACCGACCGCACCGGCAGCGGGCCTGTTCAGCGCCGGGCGATCCGGGCGATCCGGCAGCGCTGGGCCGGGCTTGCGGCCGAGGTGCTGGCCATCTTCGCGCGCATCCGGGTCGTCGGCGAGGTGGCGCAGAACGACCAGAGCACGCAGCCGCGGACGGTGTACGCGCTGACGCCCGAGGAACTGGCCGCCGTTACACAGGCGTTACGCGAGGCCTTCGACCGCTGGATCGAGGCCGTGGCCGGCGGCAGCTACCGGACGCATTGGTACGCGCAGATCGACGCCGAGGCCGCACAGCTTGGGCTGGCGCAGAGCGCGGCGAACCTGTCGGCGCTGTCGGCCACCTACGCGGCGTCGCGGGACATCGGCTCGGCCCTCATGAGCCAGGGCTTTCAGAACCGGGTGGCGATGGCGCAGATCAAGAGCTACGAGCACTGGACCGGGCTGTCTGCCGGCGAGAAGTCGGCGCTGTCGCAGATCATCGGTCGCGGCGTGGTCGACGGGAAGAACCCGCGCGTGGTGGCGAAGGAGATCGCAGAGCGCATGGGGGTTTCGCGGGCAAGGGCTGAGCAGTACGCACAGACCGACATCACCGACACGCTGCGCATGACACGCCTAGACGAGCGCGACTGGGCCGTTGAGAACCTGGGCATGGAGATCGGCCTGCTGTGGAAGTCGGCGCTGATCCCGACGACGCGGCCGACCCACGCCGTGCGCAACGGCCGCACGTACAGCAGCGCCGAGGTGCGGGACTTCTACAGCCGCGACGGGAACATCTACCGCTGCTTCCTGCCCGGCACGCGCGTGGCCGGCCGCTTCTCAGCGGGCATCCAGTCCTACTACAAGGGGCCGGCCGTGCGTCTGGTGACTGCTGCGGGCCACGAACTCGCCGTTACCGCGAATCACCCCGTGCTGACCGCCCGCGGGATGGTGCCGGCCGCAGAACTCCGCGAAGGCGATCACCTTGTCGCGTACCGCGGCCAGGTCGAAGGACTTGCCGCGCGGGTGCGACAGCTGCACGGTCAGCTGGTTATGCCCCGCGTCGAGGATGTATTCCGTGCGCTTGTGGATGCGGGTGGACATCAGAGCACGGCTCGGGTGAGCCCCGTAGATCTCCACGGCGACGCGGCCTTCGTTGACCCACAAGTCCACGTTGTAAGGGCCGATCGGGAACTGGTGTTCGGCATGGACGCCGACGCGGGCCAGCTCCTCGATCAGCTGGCGCTCGTGTGCCCCGACACGACGGCTGCGCGTCGCCGCGCGCTTGATCTTCTCGCCCATCGGGATGTCGCGCACCCTGGCGGCAGCGTTGGCGCCAGCGACATGCGCGCGGCGGGCGTCGGCGTCGAGCCGGGCCATCCGGGCGCGCTGCCCTTCGCTGCGATCCCGCCAGGGAAGCCCGAGGCGTCTGAAGGCCCGGATGATGGTGCTGCGGCCAATGCCGGTGCGCTGGCTGATCGACAGCAGCGACTCCCCGGCCATGTGGGCGGCGTGCAACGGCTGGCAGGCCTTGGTGGTCTGCTCGCGGTCCCATTGCAGGGGCCGGAACCCGACGCGGTGGAACGCCTCCATGACGGTGCGATCACAGGCCCCGATGCTGTCGGCGATGTTCTTCAGCGTTTCGCCGGCCTTGCAGCGTTCGATCAGGTGGTTGATGTCGTGGTGAGCCATTACGAGGGGCATGTGTTCGACCTGCAGGAGCGGAGTGGGCTCATGCTAGGAAGCAACATCGTCGCGTCGAATTGCCACTGCAGCGTCACCGAGGTGCTTCTCGACGACGAAGGCCGCCCGATGCTGACCGACCGCGCCAAGGAGACCAGCCGCACCGAGCTGGCCCGCTGGCAGGCGCAACAGAAGAAGACCGCCCGCAAGTAGGGCGCCCTCCGTGGGGATTGCCTCGGCCGGCGGGTTCCGCTACGGTCGCGCGTCATGAAAACACCCCGCGCCCTGCTCATCCCCGCCGCCCTGGCCATGCTGTCTGCCTGCGGCGGCGGCGGCAACGAACCCCCGCCCGAACTTATCTGGCAGGCCACGGCCTCAAGCTCGGGCATCCCGGAAGAGCCGACCGGCCGGACGCAGTGGTCCCCGCAGATGATCGCGGCCGGCGGCTTCACGCCCGCGCGCCCCTTCAGCGGCGAGGCCTGCATCGATGGCACATGGTCGCAGGCGCTTCTCCACGACGCCACGGTCGAGATCGCGGTCGGCACCGCCGGGCTACCGCTGCAGCAGAGCGGCAGCCGCGCCAGGTTCGTGGCCTCGGGGCTTGCCGGCGCTACGCTGTCGATCCCGTTCCGCATCTGCCGGCCGGCTGAAGGCCCAGGACTCGGCACGCTAGCGGTCGAGGCCTTCCCCCGCGCTGTCTGCACCGTCGGCAACTTCCGGTGCCTGGGGGCCTACAGCGTCACCGTGCGCTGGTCCGTGGTGGGCAGCTACCGCTGATCCGTAGCATCGCCCATGCCGGCTAGGGGTGGCCGGTTCATCGTTGTTGTCTCCTGCCCGCTGCATGGGCACCTCGGCCCCGGCGTCGCAAGGCTCCGGGGCCTTTTTCCGCCTGTTCGTAGCATGGCGCTTGCCAACGGGTGGAGCCGTGGCAGACAATCGCACCGAGCCCTCAAGCTCATGCAGTCTTACCCGGCAACGGGACGCGGCTCCACACGCGGAAACTGCATGGCCTTGAGGGCTTGTTCGTTTCCGGCCGCCAGCGGGCGCGCGAGCGTGGCGAAAGCGAGCACGGCCCTGCATCGGGCCACACCGCGCAAAGACCGGCCGGTCGGCTCACCCTGACCGCGCGCCGTGCGGCCTGTTTGCGAGGGACCGCGCAAGACGACGGGTTACGGGGTGACTTCAGCCTGCCCGCCGCCGACGAATCGCAGCCTCCTGGGTGCGCTGGGCCTGCATGCTTCCATGACTGCATGCAGTGCCGGGCGAGGCGTGACTCTCCTGTCACCCTTGGCAGTGCTATGGGCGGCCGTTCCTAGCATCGCGCCGCATGAAGCACACCCGTGTCCATGTCCTGTCGGCCGTCAACGCCGGCGCGGTCTCGAAGTCCGGCGGCCGGTACACGGTCGCCAACGTCTGCGGCGCCGTCGACGGCATCGTGATGAATGGGATGGCCTACATGGCCGACCAGCTCGCAGCCGGCGCCCCGTCCCTCGAAGGCAAGCCCGCCCCCGCCGGCCACCCGAAGGACGACGCAGGCCGCTACATCAGCGCGCTGAGCGGGAACGCCCTGCTGACCAGCTACGCCGGCGCCGTGTGCACCAACGTCCGCCACGAAGGCGGCCGGACGCTGTACGACGTGGTCGTCAACGAGGCCCAGGCCAAGGCGCACCCCGACGGCGCGAAGCTGGTCGATCGGCTCGACGCGGCCATGAACGGCAGCAACGCCGAGCCGATCCACGTGAGCACCGGCCTCTTCTGCAAGGCCATCACCGCGAACGGCGAGAGCCTGGGCAAGAAGTACCAGCGCATCGCCACCGAGATCGTCTATGACCACTCGGCCTTCCTGCTGAACGAGAGCGGCGCCGGCACGCCAGAGCAGGGCGTCGGCATGTTCCTGAACGCGGCCGGCGAGGCTGAACAAGTCGAAGCCGTCACCGTCAACGAAGCGTTGGACCGCCGCTGCGAGGGCTTCGCCGGATGGGCTGAGAGCCTGCTGCGCAAGCTGCTCGGCAACGAGGACGAACTCAGCCTCGATCAGATCCGCGAGGGCCTCTACAAGGCCCTTCCCGAAGGCGGCTGGGTGCGCGAGGTCTTCGCCCGCTACGCCGTCTGGTCCGACCGTGACGGCCGCATGTACCGCCAGGACTACACCGTGGCTTCGGATGGGTCGTCCGTAGCATTTTCTGGGACTGCTCAAGAGGTGCGCGAGAAGCGCGAGTACGAGCCCGTCAACAACCTGCAGAGGGATTCAATGAAGGACATGATCGTCAACGCCCTGCGAGCCGCGGGCATCTCGACCGAAGGGCTGACCGATCAGGCGCTCGTCGACGCTTACAACGCGCACGTTCGCACCTCCGCCGAGGCGCCGATGAAGGCGCAACTGGCCGCCGCGAACGCGCAGCTGCAGACCCTGCAAGCCAACGCGCAGCAGGCCGAAACCGCCGAACTGGCAACGCTGGCCGCCGAGCTGGCCGCCAATGCCAAGGGCCTGACCGCCGACGACTTCAAGGCCATGGGCCTGAAGCGCTGCAAGGAGCTGAAGGCCAACGGCACGACCGCTGCGCCGGTGCTGCCGGGCAGTGCCGCCGCGACCACCACGGCCGGCGCCGAGTTCGCCAGCTATGACTTCAACGCGCTGATCGACGCCGCCGACGGCGCCGGCAAGCGCTGAACCGAACGAAGGAGAAGCGCTCATGAGCCGCACCGTCTACAAAGGCCCGAACGGCCGCCAGCCCGTCACGACCGACGCCCGCGTCTGCGCGGCTGCGCTGCTGCCGTGCACGTTCGTCACCGAGAGCGCGACGCAGTTTGCGCAAGCCACCGCGCCGGGCACGACGTTCCTGCGCCTGCTGGCCGACCGTGACTTCTACAGCACGGCCCAGCTCGACGCGACCGACCCGCTGAAGACCGCGTATGCCTCGGGCGACACGGGCGTCGCCTACATCCTGGAGCCGGGTCAGCGCTACTTGGTGGCCGTGGCCGCCGCGACCTACACCTACGGTCAGGAGCTGACCGTGGGCGCCGCCGGCCGGGCTGTGGCCGCCGCGTCGACCAACCGTGTGATCGCCTTCGCCCGGGAGGCCGGCGCACGCGCTGCCGGCGACCTGATCGAGGTCGAGATCGCCATTTCCTACGCCAAGGCCTGACGGGAGAACAGACCATGCTTCGCTACACCGAAGAACAGATCGCCGCCATCAACGCGGCGCGCGCCGGTTTCAACCAGCGCCAGGTGGCCATGGCCGCGAACCACGTCGCCGACATGCAGTTCGCTGGCAACGCCTCGGGCGTCGACATCGACGCCTGGCGCCGCATCGACACCAGGGCCGTGCAGATCCAGCGCGACGTGCTGGCCGTCTTCAACACGCTGGCCCGCGCGAACACCACGCCGATGGGCGTCGGCGACCTGATCAGCTACTTCCCGCAGATCAGCGACAGCGGCGCGGTCACCGTCTCCATGGACGGCCGCAACGGCCAGATTGCTGACCAAGCGCAGGTGAAGTACGTCGGCACCCCCGTGCCGGTCATCTCGTCGGCGGCCCGCATGGGCTGGCGCCAGATGGCCGTCGTGCGCAAGGGCGGCGTCGGCCTCGATGTCGAGACCATCGCCAACCACCAGCGCAAGGTGGCCGAGAAGCTTGAAGACATGGTGCTGAACGGCGACGCCAGCACCGTTGTCGGCGGCTCGCAGGTCTTCGGCCTGCGCAACCACCCGCAGCGCAACACCGCGACCCACGGCTTCGACCTGAACAGCACGGCCACCGGTGCCAACTGGCTGACGGCCTTCCGCCAGCTGGTCGACGCGTGCGTGGGCGACAACGCCTTCGGCCGCATCACCGTGTTCCTGAACTACAGCGATTGGGTGTACGCCTCGATCAACGAGTTCGCCGCGGGCTACCCGAAGACCATCCTGGCCCGCCTGCGCGAGATCGAGCAGATCGCCGACATCATCCCCTGCGGTCGCGTGCCTGCCGACAACATCCTCGGCATCGCCGGCCTGGCCGATGGCAATTGGGGCTCGATCCTGTCGGCCATGCCGATGACGACCCGCCCGAAGGTGCGCCAGAACCCCGAGGACGACTACGTCTTCGACGTGATGGCCGTCGTGGCGCCGCAGTTCCGCACGGACTTCGACGGCCGCGCCCCGTTCGCGCACCTGACGGCCAGCTGATCGTGAAGGTCACCGTCACCCACCTAAAAGCGCCGTGGCCCGCTGGCACGGTGCCGGGCCACGTGGTCGACTTCCCGGGCCTGGACGCCATCCCGGCCTGGGCTGCGGGCAAGTGCACGCCGGCTGCCGACGATGCCGAGGCGGTGTCGTCGTGGCCGGTCGCAGTCGCCCCGGCTGAGCTAACCGTCGAGTCCGTCAAGGCGCCCGAGGGTGAGCCCGTGGTGAACCCCGCCGGCAAGAAGGCCAAGGCCGCCGCCGGCTGAGCCCGCGCACCGCCGTCGCCCGCCATGCTCACGCTCGCGCAGGCGACGGCCTACCTCGACGAAGCCCTCGGCATCACGGTGCCGAGCTTCGTCGTTCACGCCGCAGTCGACGACGTGGCCGCGCTTGAGCCGGCCATGGTGACCGCGGGCTACAGCGCCGCGACCATCGTGCGCATTCAGGCCATGGCCGTGGCCATCGTTGCCGGCGCCGACAGCGCGCGCCGCATCCAGTCGCAGGGCGCCCCATCGGGGGCCTCGCGCAGCTTTAAGAACGCCGACAACGCCATCACGGCACTGCGGCGCAGCCTGTCCGGCCTGGACACAGCCGGCATCACGGCCGCGCTTGTCGGGGCCGACCCGGCCAATTCGACGCTTCTCCTCGTGGTCTAGGGCGCCGCCCGCGTGACAGCGCACACCAGCACCAGGCGCCGCGGCTGACCCTGCCAGACATCACCAAACAGGACACCCGACCATGACGATTCCGCAAGGGTTTGAATTCACCGGCGCCGGCTGGTATGACCGCACGACCGGCCGCGGGCCGTACAGCTATGACGGCGTTTCCATGACGCTCATGGGCGCCGGCAACGTCGCCACGTTACGCGATGCGTTCGAGACCTATGACCCCGTGAACGGTGGCCGCTGGGTCGAGTCGCGCGGCAGCGGCGACCTGGTGTTCGTGGACGGCAACGCAGCAGCCGCTTCGTACCTCGTCATCAGCAAAGACCCGCTGCAGGCCGGAACAGAGACGGTCGTCACGTCGCTTGACACCGTCAAGATGCCGATTGAGGCGTCGATCGGCCTGTCGATGTCACAGCGCACGCTCGGCCAGGAGATGGCGGTCGAGTTTGTCGATACGCTGCCGTCGCTTCCCGATGTGCCCGACATTGCCATCGCGTCGATCACTCAAGCGCTGTCGGTGTTGACGGTTGACACCGTTGCACCGCACGGCCTGTACGCTGGCCGATCTATCGGCATCTTTGGGTGCGCAAACGAGTTAGCGAACTATCCGTCTTTGGTTGTCGCCACTGTTACGTCGCCGACCCAGTTCACAGTAACTGCGGGGCCTGGTGGCACTATCGCATCGCAGACGATTGCGAACCCATCCGGCGAGAAGGGGTTTGTCTATTTCCGAGAGCGACTTGGCCGCGCGCAAAACGGCGTTTCGCAAATCTTCGAGAACCCGACCGTTACGAACTCGTCGTTTTACGTCCGCAGCGAATCTGGCGACGTGCTTCCGTCGGGAACCGTCGCGGGAAACCACTCCGTCACGATTGCGACGACGGCCTCGACTCAAATTGCCCCCAACACGCCGTACACGTACAGCTTCTCCCCTTCGACGGAGTACCGCTACAACATCCAGTCGGATCGCGTCCAGTGTTCCGATACAGTCATCGACACTGTTGCGCAGTCGATCAACCGGTTGCTGCGCGTGCAGGTCTGCCCGGACCCGGTTAATGACTACCGCCTGCGCTTTCGGGCCACGAACAACAAGGCACTGACTGTCCCTGCCGCGCAGATCGTTTCAGCGGTTAAAGCCACCGCCAGCGCCACCGCGACGATTACAACCGACGTTCCGCACGGGTTTATTATTGGTGATCCGGTTGTCGTCTACGGCATCCGCGATCAGACCAACTTCGCCAACCTTCTGGTAGCTACGGGCGTTGCGTCTGTCATTGATGCTACGTCGTTCACGATTGTCATCGGTACGGCCGTTA